CGACGCAAAGACCAGGAGAAATTCAAGGAGCTGCAGGATCAGCTGAGCAACCTCACAAAGCAGAGCACCCAGCAGAAGCAGAAAAAGCTTGCTGACGCCGGGGAGTTCAAAACTTTGTGGGAGGAGGCAACACGCACTGTTGCCGAGCGCGAAGCCACCATCGCCGAGCTACAAACTCAGCTGGAACGGCAAGCGCAAGAGACTCAGCAGCAAACGATTCGCGCTCAAGCGTTGAATGCGATGACCCAACAGGGGGTCTTTGCCCCAGATCAGCTTTACACGCTGATGCAAGGCAATCTGCGAGTGAAGGATGGGACGGTTGTGGCTATCCATGGGGGCGTGGAGATTCCACTACAGCAACATCTTCAAAACTTGCGGAACCCCAACAGCGGGTTTGAGCATTTCTTCCGCGCCAGCGGATCTGGCGGTATCGGTTCACCCCGAGCCACTCCAGCTGCGACGAGCGGCATGTCCAACCCGTATCGCACGGGCAACATTACGCAAATCGTGAATCTGGAGATGAGCAACCCCGATCTTGCGAAACAGCTAAAGCAAGAGGCATCTGCGGGTTAAGCCCCTGTGGGGCGATGCTGCTAACCACTACCCCCACGAACGATGGGAACTTATCTCGGAAACCTTGATCCCGATTCGACCTTTCTTGGCGATATTGGGTCTGCTACACGCCTAGCGACTTCTGCTCCCTTCCGCCGCTATCTGCAGGAAGCGATCTACGAGAAGTCTGACTTCATCAAGTCAGGTGTTCTGCGCCGCGATCCTCGCCTGCAGGCCACCATCGGCACTCGTATCGAAGCTCCGTTCTTCGATCCGATCAACGCGACTGAGGAAGTCATCCAGTCCAACGCCACCTGGGGAACCAGCGGCGCTGGTCACTTCACCAGCCAAAACGTCACCGCCGGCACTCAGTACGCCACGATCACGCATCGTGGTTTCATGTACTCCGCCGACGACCTCAGCAAGCTCGGTTCGGGTGAAGATCCTCTTGCCTTCATGCGCAGCCAGTTGGCTGACGACCTGAACCGCAAGCGCACCGCCAAGCTGGTGTCGATGCTCCAAGGCATCTTCACCACCGCTCTGAACGGCAACGAGCTTGACGCTTCTGTCACCACTGGTGCAGCCGAAGCCAACTACCTGAGTGCCGCCACCGTCACCGAGGCCAAGTACCTCCTTGGCGAGCGTGGCAACAATCTGACCACCATCGCAATCCACCCCACCGTGGCTGCGTACCTGGAGCAGATCGGCGCTCTGACCTTCTCCACCTCCGCTCTGGCAGCCGCTGGCGCGATTACTTGGGGTGGCGGCGGTGTTGGCCTCACCAACACCAACGTCGGCAACTTCATGGGCCTCCGCGTCATCGTGGATTCCCAGCTGCCGATCCAAGGCACCGCCGGCCAACAGGAGCAGTTCGTCTGCTATCTGCTCGGCGATGGCGCGATCTACGAAGGCGAGCAAATGCCCCTTCGGATCGAGTCGGAGCGCAACGTGCCCAGCCTGCAGGATCTGGTCGCGGTGAACTACCACCACGTCTACCACCTGCCTGGTGTGTCCTGGAACAACGCTGCCGACAACCCCACCAACGCAGCTCTTGCTACCAGCACCAACTGGACCCTGGCGTTCAACGATCGCCGCATGATCCCTGCTGTGAAGCTGGTTGTGAACAGCCCCTTCGGTGGCACCGTCGCCTGAGTCATACTCAGTCTGGAATGTTCATACTGGAGGGGCTTCGGCCCCTCTTTTTTATGCCGTTCAAATCCGAGAAGCAGCGTCGCTACCTCTACGCGAACGAGCCAGCCGTGGCCGCCAAGTTTGCCGCCGAGGAAAAGAAAGCCAAAGCCAAGAAAAAGAAGCCCGCTACAAAGCGCAAAAAGAAAAGCAGTTGAGCCTGGCGCGTTTAGGGTTTTGTTCTGACACCCCGAAGCCTCGGCTGTGATCAACCAAGTCCGCATCCACGCCTACAAGGGCGGCGTTTTTGAGCTGTTCTATTGCGCTATCAATGAAGCGCGTAAGATGAAAGAGTTCCTGATCGCATCAGGTTTCGTCATTACGCACACTGAGGTGATCTGATGGCCCCCGTTTTAGTAGCGACACTTGGGGGATCCACCAGCAACAGCTACGTCGACCTGGCTTTTGCTGACGCCTACGCGGAAAACGTGCAGTGGGGCGCGACTTGGCTTGCTCTGACTGAAGATGCGCGAAAACTGGCGCTTATTACGTCGACTACTTGGCTGGAGACGTTGGAGTGGCCGGGCAAGAGGTGCACGCCGGCGACGGACGATGAGGACCTTGCGCAACGCCTTGCATGGCCGCGTAGCGACGTCACCTGCGACGGCGTTAAAGCGGCTTGTACGGCAATTCCTTACGAGGTCCAAACCGCGACGGTAGAGCTGGCGTACCAGTTCTCCCAAGACCCAAATTTGATGCTGGACTCAACGGGCGGCAAAGACGCCCAAGTCCGCCGTCAAAAGTTGGACGTTCTTGAGGTCGAGTATTTCGAGAACGCCTCCAGCTCCGGCAGTAAGGGCGGCGACCTGTTCTCACAGGTTCCTTGGCTCAAGAACTGGCTCGGTTGTTGGGCTGGTGGCCAACCCGGTCAATTCCGTGTGTACCGCAACTGATGTCTAAGGTCGACGACGTTTTCGGACCAATTCCCGGCCCCCTCATGCAGGAGTGGGGCCAAGACGTGGTGTTTGTGCAGCAAACCGGCTCGACCTACAACGCCGACACCGGCGCCGTCACCAAAACCACGACGTCCTACAACGTCAAAGCCGTGATCACCAAGCTTCGAATCCAGGAGCTTGGCGGTCTCTACCAGGAAAACGACGTCAAGATCCTGTTGGACCCCGGGCAAATAGACGACAACTACGTCACCACCGGCGACTACTTCGAAGTCCCCTACGACGGTGGAACGCAAACGATGAAGGTAATCGACCCGACAACCTACCGAGGCGCCAACCCGGTCTTCTACGTCATCATTGCGAGGCCCCAGTAATGGCACGCCGTACCGGCTTCAAACTGCCCGGTCTGCGCACTTGGGTCGACAACATCAAAAATGAAGTCAGCCAAAAGGCGGCGGAGCAAATCGTCCTCGACCTCAAGGAGATTGGCCCCTACTGGACCGGCACCTTCGAAGACTCCTGGGTGGTACGTCCCGGCGACGTCCGCATTCAAGCAACAACACGAGCGGGCGAACGCACTCCGTTCCCCAAACCTCGGCGCGTCAACCCAATCAAAGCGGATAAACCCACAGGCAGAAAAAGCGTATTTTTTACCATCGGCAACACTACTGAATACAGAGACGTTGCTTTGGACCTAGTTCCTGGTCGAGTCAAAGCTCTTGGTCCTGCCGGCGGTAATGAAACTGCACCGCAAGACTGGTTCCGAACTTACGTTGAGGGCGGAAACCTGCGGCTCACGCTTCAGCAAGTGACCAACCGAGTTGCTCAAGATCCAAAGATCCGTGGCTTTAAGGGGTTTAGTTATCGATGACCTTCCAAGCAGTTCGCCGCTATTTCGAAGAGCCGATTGAAACCGCGCTCAGCGGTTTCAGCATTCCTATTCGCTACGAGAATCAGCTGGTGCCGGACGGCGACGCCACGTCGGAGTACGCCCTGGTCCGTCTCAATTTTGGGACAACCGCAGAGATTGCTATCGGCTGCGCCCTTGAGGATCTGCGTGCATCCCTGATTGTTGAGGTGTATCTGGAAAAGGGCTACGGACCAGCTCGCGCACAAAGTGTCGCCGACGATGTGATGACGGCGCTCTATGCGCTGAACGAGCGCCCAAAACAGCGTGTTGACGGCGTGCTGGGTCGTGTAGACCCCATTACAGGCCCGGCATTTACTTCCCTAGTAGACCAACCCCATTTCCTAGTATCTTTGAGTTGTGGTGTAGTAGCTAGCGTCGCGTAATCGCCATAAACTCGATTTAGTAGGGCTGTGCCCTCCGCCCCCAAATAACGCCCCCACGTTGTTTTTCGAGGTACTTCAATGCCTGTCGCATGTTCGACAAGCACGCTGACTGGTCAGGAGGGTTCGATCTATTTCCAACCCGCTGGCACCGAGTTTTGCCTGCTTGACTACACCGATTTTGCCGCTGGAACGAGCATCACCGTTCCTAGCAGCAACGACTTTCGGGTTGGTGACGCGGTCAAGTTCACCGAGGAGGG